CGCTTGTATGTTTCTACAAACATCGCAAACGCATACGAATTGGCTGCTGCTTCTGGCAACACCATGACTTATGTGACTACTCCATTGGCATTGACTTACCTTGGTGTGAAAGTTGTTGTTTGTGAAGGTATGCCGAATGACACTGCTGTCTTGGCTCTTAAAGGCTCGCTTATTTATGCATTTGATGCTGAAGGTGACTCTAAAGCGTTGAAAGCTGTCAACCTTTCTGACACTGTTGCTGAGCCGTACATCCGCACTCGTGCCAACATGAAAGTTGGTTTCACTCACGTGAATGGTGCGCAAATCGTACTTTACTCATAGTATATCCAGGGGGGTGAAATTCCCCCCTATTTTTTAAACTGATAAATCAAAAATTATGGCTTGTGAAGCTTTAGAAACAATCGTGAAATCATGCGACAACAATAGTGGTGGCATTGAAAAGATTTGGATTAATCAGCAAGACAATATTGCGTCAATCGATTTAGATGACACAAACACCTGGACAATTGATGCTATCACTTTAGCTGGTGGTGCTCCTGACTATACTCCTTTCGAGATACGCAGAAACACTGGAAGCTATGTTGAAGATGCAGCCATCGACCTCGTGAATGGTTCATCTTATGTGACTGCGACAATCTCTTTGATGTTCCACCGTCGTGACCAAGACAAATCTCAAGCAATCAAAATCTTGGGTGCTGGTCAGCAATACCTTAACGCAATCGTGAAGGATATGAATGGCAAGTACTGGTACTTCCCATTCCTTCAGTTGAGTGCTGTTGGTGAAGGTTCAGGTACTACTCGTGCAGATGGTAGCAAGTACTCTGTGACATTGATCGCAGAGAATGACTTCCTTGCATACGAGATTGAAGAGGCTGCTGTGAATGCTGTCATTGCTTAATCAAAAATCAACCTACTATAAAGAGCCATCCACACCGGGTGGCTTTTTTTGTGAACAAAATTTGACCCTATTGCAATATAAGTAAATGATTTACATTAACAAGGGAGAGGTGAATTCGATTGTGCTGACACTGACAGAGGTGTCGACATTGACTTCGCCATTTTATTTGTTCGTTTTTCAGAACGAAATGAACCCAACATCCGACCCAATACTCTTCACAGCTCCAGACGACTCCGACTATCCAGAGAGATTCAACCTATTCTATTTGGATGAGCCCGTTGATGTCGAGCTAATGAAGGGACAATATACATACTCGGTGTATGAATCCACCATACCTCCAACAGAAATCAGCGACACTACTGGTGTTGTGATTGAAGAGGGCAGAATGGTTGTGAGTGGCGCATCGACATCATCAATTTACGATTAATCATGGGCATATTCGATAGATTCAGAGCACAAAAACCAGCAGAGATGGAAGTCATCTCGCCAAATTATGAGGCATTCAGCACACCATTCCTCAAGGTAGGTGGCGCAAACCTCTCTTTGCCATACGTCAACGGTAGATACACAACTGCTGGATGGATTTCATTTGGCCAGGACAATATGTATCCAGAGCTACTCAATCAAATGGTGTTCAGCTCGCCACTTCATGGTGCCATCGTGGACTATAAGACCAACGCTGTCATTGGTGGTGGCTTCGACATCAAAGTTGAGGGCGCAACTGCCAAGGATTTGCTTGACCTCTACACATTCGAGAAGAAAATCAACATCAAAAAGATTGCACGAGCAGTCACCGAGCAGTTGATTGTGCACAATCGTGTGTACTTTCGCCTGGTATTTGATGAGAAAATGAAGCTCAAGAGAGTGCACAACGTATCTCCAGAGAAGGTGAGACGTGGTCGTCAACCAAATCAGTACTTCATCTGTGAGGATTGGTCGGCTCGAATCAACGTGCAAGAAATCAAACGTCATCACCCGACTTGCACTGACACAGAACAGTTGTTCGTTTATGAGGTTGAGACACTTGGTCAAGATTGGTATCCGTTGCCAAAGTACAGCTCTGCACTTAACTTCGCATTTTTGAGTGGCGACCTTTCATTTTTTGCAAAGTCGAACATTCAGAACAGCATCTTCCCATCGTTTGCGATCATGTTCCCAAAACGTCCGCAATCGGAAGAAGAAAAGAACGTACTCAGAAACACCATCGACAAGCTCAAAGGAGCTCAGAACGCTGGCAAGACTGCCGCATTTTTTGCGAACTCACAAGACCAGCTTCCAAAGATTGAGAGCATCCCAACCAACTCGAATGACAAGCTCTTCCAGGAAGCATCCGCATTGAACACAGAACAAATCTGTTTCGCTCACACCATTGACCCAATCTTGATGGGTGTCCGCACCACTGGCTCTCTTGGTTCTGGTAGCGACATCAAGCAAGCATATGTCATCTTTGAAAAGAATGTCGTGATGCCGCTCAGAGAGCAGGTGCAAGATATCTTCAATGAGATTATGCATATCGCCAAGCTCGGCTTCGCTGACTTCAAAATCAACAACTTCCAAATCATCAATGAGTCAATCGTTGAAATCGAAGGAGATGCCAGCAAGACATCTGATGCACTTAATGCAATGAGCCCATTGGTTGCTACCAAAGTACTCGAGCAGATGACTGTCAATGAGGTCAGAGCACTCGCATCACTTCCACCGATTGAAGGTGGTGACCTCACTCAAGCACAAGCAGCAGCACAACCTCAAACACCTCAAGCGTAATGTTGTATTTTATCACAGAAAACTACCTCAAGACCAACACACCAATCACCGCCAATGTGGATGTGACTGATGTATTCCCATATGTAGCCACTCAAGCACAGCTCCGAGTGATGCCGATATTGGGCACCGTATTCTACAACCACTTGCTCGAGGCATACAACGATCAGACTCTCACACCTGAAGAGGAGCAGCTCGTGCTGTTCATTCAGCCGGTCATCGCATGGAGGTCTGCTGAAGATGCAGTCTTTGGATTGACGTATCAGCTCAAGAACAAAGGTCTCCAGCAACAGAGTGGTGACTTCTCGCAGCCAGTCTCTCGCAGTGAGGTTGCATTCGGCATGGAGCACTATGCACAGAAAGCATCTTTCTTTGAGATGCGCCTCATCAGATACCTGGTAAAAAACCGAGCAGAATATCCTATCTTCATCAGCCATGAGAATCGTGACACAGACCTTCGCCCACAAATTGAGTGCGTGCAGTGCATCGGTGACTGCTTCATGAATGGTGCCTGGAACTGCGGATATCCACGCAACAACGGATACAACAACCAAATTCTTGTCATCTGATGAAAAACAGCCTTTTTATTTTGATCGCTTCATTCGTTACAATACTCGCACCAGTACAACCAATGGTGTTGATTGCAATTCTTGCTATATTCATTGACACCATCTTCGGAGTATGGCGCAGCGTCACTAAAGGAGGCTGGAAAGCATTCAAATCTCGCAGACTATCTGACACAATCGGTAAGTCATTGCTCTATTGTGGTGGCATCATCTTCACCTTCCTCATTGAGAAGTACATCGCTGGTGATATCATCGCTCACTTCATCGCAGTTGAACTCATCATGACAAAATTTGTGGCTTTCTTTTGCGTGATAGTGGAAGTCAAGAGCATCAACGAATCATATGAAAGCGTGACCGGAAAGAATATCCTCGCTGCCATGCGTAGATTCGTTACACGATCTAAAGCAGAACTCGATAAATGGAATTAGACATCTCCAAAATCAAGCAAGTTAGGCTCAAAGAGTCGCAGTACTTTGCTGAGGAGTCAGGCAAGACTCAAATCTATTTGCACCACACTGCTGGCAACGGCAATGCGGAGGCAGTCAGTAGGTATTGGAACGGAACCAGCGATAGAGTAGCCACTGCTTTTGTGGTTGGTCAAGATGGATTGATTGTTCAGTGCTTTTCATCCAAGCATTGGGCGTGGCATCTCGGCATCAGCAAAGCAGAATTCAAAGGTCAAGGTGCCAAATATCAAAATCTTGACAAGGCTTCTGTTGGAATCGAGGTCTGCAACTGGGGATATCTCAAGGAGAAAGATGGCAAGTTCTACAACTATGTGAACGCTCGAGTGCCTGAATCTATGGTGACCACATTGGACGAACCATTCAAGGGATACAAGCATTGGTACAAATATACCGATGCACAAATTGAAAGCACTCGACAATTGCTCGTGTATCTCTGCGATACCTATAACATACCGAGAGAATATAGAGCGCAGATATTTTCGCTTGACAAGGAGGCATTCAAGGGCACTCCTGGTATCTATACTCACAATTCGGTCAGAAAGGACAAGAGTGACATCTATCCATGCCCGAGAATGATTCAAATGATTGAGAACTTATGAAGATTCTGTCTCTAATATTGGTAATATTTGCGACAAGTTGCACAGCCAACTATCATCTGCGCAAAGCAATCAAAAAAGGATACCGCTGCGATGAGGTTGGGGACACCATCCGCATCACCTCAATCGACTCGATTCCGTACGTTGTAAACGATTCAATCTATTGGGAGAAGGTGTTGGTCCAGAAGGACACCGTAGTGCGCTATAAAACATCCTATGTGCCCTTGACGAGATACCAGGAGCGCATTCGGTATAAGCTCAAACGTGACACCATTCGCCAGGTGCAGAAGATAGAGGTGGCGAAGTACAAATCACAAAAAGAAAAGCCTAATTTTTGGGTGCTGATTCTCGGCTTTGTGATTGGCATGGGAACAATGTATCTATTCAGATACTCTAAATCAAGTTTATGATATTAAAAAAGCACGCCAAGAACATCCACGAGCTTCAACTCGAGGGCAACTTGGTGAAGATAGCGATGCTATCAGATGTCCATTGGGACAATCCAAAAAGCGATTGGAAGCTGCTCAAGCGTGACCTCGACTATTGCCTGGAGCACAATATCCCCGTCATGATAAATGGCGATATGTTCTGCCTAATGCAAGGGCGTGGTGATCGCAGAGGCAACAAGTCTGATATCCGACCAGAGCACAACAATGCAAAGTACCTGGATAGCATAGTCGACACCGCTGTTGAGTGGTTTCTTCCCTATGCTCACATCCTGACAGTCATCGGATACGGCAACCATGAGACCGCAATCATCAAGTATCAAGAGACTGACATCCTTCAGCGATTCGTGGACCTTCTCAACTACAAAGCTGGGAGCAATGTGTTCGCTGGTGGATATGGTGGGTGGTTGATTGTTCGTCAGACATTCAATGGAAACGTGCAGATGGCTACCAAAATCAAATACTTTCACGGCAGTGGTGGTGGTGGTGTAGTCACCAAAGGAGCACTCAACTTGACTCGAGCTTTGGAGATGTATGAGGACTTCGATGTGTTCACCATGGGACACATCCACGAGAATGCAGCCAGAAATGATGTGCGTGACACCATCAGCTTCCATTCAAAGACCGGATATCGCCATCATCACAAAGACATCCATCTCATGCTCACTGGTACCTACAAGGAAGAGTATGGTGATGGGTCAAAAGGGTGGCACGTTGAGCGTGGTGCTCCCATCAAGCCAACTGGAGGGCGTATCCTCACGATTGAGTGCGGAAGATATGAGGAGGATAAGGTGAAAAAAACCGCCAAGTCTATCGACTCAATCAAATTTCCTTTGTAATTTAGTACCGTATTCATAATACGTTGTTTTAGGGGAGCTCACGGGCTCCCTTTTTTCGTATTATAATAGGATATTTGCGAATATTTTCGTACCTAATCGGGTATAATCCCACTTTAAAGTGGAAATTTGACACCTTTTCGGGTACAAAATCAGGGTAAAACCTTAATGAAGTAAACGATTTTGCTTACACTCCAAAAAAAAAGTTTAAAAAAATGTTCATAATTTGTAACATATTTGCAAATGTTGCGTATATTCGCAGAAACAAAAACAATTTATTATGGACAAAGAACAAATTTTAGAACTAATTAGAACCACAGAGG